CATCAGCCCGGTCATAATTTCCTCCTCTGCCTGGAGCCTGATTGAGCGGGCAGCAGGTTCGTCCATGCCAGCCGCCACCATGCGTTGGCCTACCTGCATCTTGCGCAGGTCGGCGCTGATTTGCGCCTCATGCATCTTGTGCGAGAACGGGAACATGAGTTCGTCCCTGACCTTGCGGGCCTCAGCGTGCGCCTGCATGACGTTGCTGATGAACCCCATCATCGGCATAGCCATAGCCGCGCTGACCGAACTGCCAATGCGGTTGGTCACTCCGCGCAGCTTCTCGAGTTCGCCGGTGACCTGCTGACCTGCCTTGCGCAGGCCAGTTACGTCGGCGTCGATTCCGATTGAGAGTCCGAGTTTCGCCATCGCGCCACCTTTCCTAGGGTCGCCATCCAGTCAGCCTGGCGCGGCTTGCGCCAAGGTTCCACTACCTTCTCCGGCTGCCCAGTCAGCCGGTACGCCAGGACCGCGAGGAGGTGTTCTATGCGGTCCTCTGCGGTCCAGTCCAAGGGTTTGCCATCACCCCCTTCATCAGCGCCGTGGCAACGTGAACGTCAAGACTGTTGCCGCCGGGAACGCCGTCAATTCGGGTGCAGTTCTCGAGCACGAAGGTCTGCTTGGCGTCCTCGTCGAGCTGCTCGAGTTTGCGCCACTCGCCGACCGTCAGCGGCCGGACCTCGAGCAGCGCCGGGTGCCCGGCTACCGATTCGTCAGTGAAATGCCGCCACATCACGCCCGGCCCACAGTGATTTCGCCTGTGTACTGCCACGACACCGACGCAGACTGCACAGCGTCGTTCGACCACGACGGGTTGTAGCCAGTGATGATTGCCGAGCCGCTGAAGTCGACGCCGCCCGTGGCTGCGCCAGACGCAGCAATGGCGACCGCAATTGAGGACGTAGTCGGCGTAGCACCTGCAAACTTCTGCGCCAAGGTCAGCGCCGTCGCGTTGTCCATGTGAATGGTTGCCGAACCAGTGACCACCGGCCTACCCTGAATTGCCACCGACAGCGCGCTGTTCAACGGTGTTGCATCAACTGCCGTGCTCGAGGCGTTAATGCTGATGTCGGTAGCGTCGACGGCCACACCGCCGAAGCTGATCGTCGTGCCATTGCTGATGACTGCCATGACTTAGCCTCCTGTTGCCCAAATGCGGTACGTCTGACGGACCACACGCGGGCCGTCATCTGTTCCCTCTTGATCGTCCATGCGCTCGACATCCTCGCCGTCGGTGGCGGACCAGCTGATCTTGGTGCCGTCAACCGTCCCGTACGAGGTGTTGTCGTTGAGAACGTCCGACACGACTGCCGCCAGCGCTCGAGCGCCCGACATGGTCGACGCGATGCAGTCGACGGCTACCGAGAACTCAGCCAGGGAGGTCGTGCCAGTCAGCGTGCGCACCGGTGCGCGGCTGTCGATGCTGTAGACGATTGCAGGCAGGGCCGTGCCCTCGCGCCGCCATTCGGGGCTGATGCGCGTGCTGACTAGCGAGGTGACTGCGGGGTCATCGCTCAGGCGTCGGACTACGGCGGTTTCGATGCTCACGACTTCCTCGCCTTCAGTCGTGCTTTGCGGACGAGTTCATCAAATTGCTGTTCAATGACCGTGGCGAGGTCTTCCTGTAGCACGCGAGTCGGAAACTGCGCCGCAGTCAGTTTCTTGATCTGCCAGCCCGGCTTGGCGTCGACAATCGGTGCGACATAGCTGCGCGGCTTGCGCTTGTAGCGCATGCCGGTGCGGGCGGTGGTTTTCAGCCCACGGGTATCGCCCATCGATTGGATGACGGCGCTAGCTGCCTGGCGGACGCTCGGCTGGCTGCCGTAGGAGCGGTGCGTGGCACCATGACCACGCCAGTTTGCCTTGTACGTCGTAGCCAGGCGCTTGAGGCTGCGCCGCAGCAGCTGCTTGTACAGGTTGCGGCTGACCCGGTCGGGCAGCTCGTAGAACACCCGTTCGGCCCGCAGGAACTGCTCTGACGCCCTGGCACTGGCGCCTGCGCGGTAGACGCCAAGAGTTTCGGCCGCATTGACCTGCCGCCGCATGAACTGCTCATAGTTCCGCAGGTGCTGGGCAGTGTTGAATGTGGAGTCTCGCCGGAAGCTCATGCCGTCACCTCGAGCGCCTCGATGTGCAGTTCCATGCGTTGTAGGTCGGGATCGACCACCCCAGTCAGTTCGAGCGTCCGGTCGGCCTTGCCAGTCTCGCGCAGCAGGATTCGGCTTTTGATCGTCACTGAGTCGATCCACGGGATGACGATGCGGTAAGCGCTCTGACCGCGGTTGACGTCGACCGAGTCAATGGTGCGGCCGTCGGCGGTTTCGATGTAGCCGAGCACGGTTACCGCGGTTGACCAGGTCTTGGTGCCCTGACCGTAGGAGTCGATAGTGGTGCTGTAATTTTGCACCGCCATTTCGTGGCGGAACATGCCACGCGGAGTCATGCCAGCGCCCTTTCCTTAAGCATGGCGGTCAGCATTTGCTGGGCCTTGCCCTCGATGGCGCCGGTGCTGTCGCCGCGGTCCGCGTACAGGCGGGCACACAGCTGTAGGACGAGCATGTTGATGTAGTGGTCGCCGACGTTTGTAGTCCAAATGATTTCCACGGGCCGGGTGTATCCCTCGTCGACCAAGACGGCCAGACGCTCGCCGTCCCAGTGCTTCTCCGGCGTGACGGTCTGCACGACGTTGTTCTCGTCGGTGTAGACCATGGTTAGGTTTTGCGCCGTGTTCACCGGCTGGATCGGTAGCACGATCCAGACGTCGCCCTCTTCAGACACCGTGTAGTTGCGCTGGAGCGCCTGCACCGATAGGCCCGTGGTGCGCTCGACCGTTTCGCGGGCGGCAGGCAGCAGCACGTTGCCGATGTAGTTGTCATCCTGCGTGTGGAACACGCGCAGGTGCGTCTTGACGTCGCTAGTCGTGAGTGCTGGCATTGGAAAGGCGGCTAGGAGGTGTCCCCCCTAGCCGCCCGGGGTCAAGTGTTGGGAGATCAGACCGCGTTGGAGATCACGCCACCAGCGCGCTTGTCGACGATCTGGGCATCGGAACGCATCGAGCTGCGGTAGTTGGTCACGCCCTTGATCGAGTTGGTGTACGGGTCGACCATGAACGTCACTTCCTTGCGGTTGACGATGCGGTAGCCGCGGGACAGGTCGCCGAACCACACCAGGGCGCGGGTGCTAGCAGAGTTGAACGTGCTAGCGAATTCGCTGATGTACACGGGCTTACCCATCAGCGTGCCAGCAGCACCCTGCTGGATCATCATGCCCTGCATGCCGTCATAGACGTACTTCTGACCGTCCTTGATCTTGAGCAGCGTCGACCAGATAGCCTGGTTCATCACCCACGCGCCGTTGGCCGTGTAGGCCGTCGGCATGCTGGTGTAGAGCTCGATGATGTCATCGTAGTCGACGTTGGTTGCGAGAGCACCGGTCTTGACGTTGTACTGCCAGTCGCCGGGGTTGTAGAAGATGCCACGCTCCTCGGTCGTGCCAGCACCGACAGCATGCTTCTCGGCGCGGTACTTGCTGTGCGCTCGACCGTGGTCGGCGATGATCTCAGCAGCCACATCGATTGATGCGTCGTACAGCAGTTCCTCGGTGACCGGGGTGGTCGCCGTCGCCTTGAATGCGCCAAAGGTCTTCAGAATGGTCGTGAAGTTCGCTTCGGCGTAGTCGGCATTCTCAGCGGTTGCGGTCACGACCGTTCGGCTGTCGATGACAGGCAGACGCAGTGCAGAGGGGACCGTCTGCACCGTGGCGAGCTGGCGAATCGGGTCGCCCCAGTCCAGCCACTTGACGAATTCGCCAGTCATCACTGACTGGGGAACGGTGTTGCCTGCGGTGGCAGCGGTGCCGACAGTCAGGGTCGTGCGGAGTTCCATGCTGCCGCTGCCCTCACGGCCACGGGTGGCAAAGAACTTCGCCAGTTCGGCGTCGTTGCCGCCGCCGCGGTTTTCGGGACGCGCCACGACTTGGCCGTTCTTGGCCTTGATGGCGTCAAGGCGGCCGCGCACGGCCATGCCCTCGAGCTGCGCGTCAATGCCGCGGATTTCCTCTTCCGCCAGGTCGAACGCACGGACGGCTTCCGGCGTGGCAACGGTGGCGTGGTCCTCGCACGCAGCGACAAGCTGCGCACGCTTTTCGAGCAGTGCTTCACGGTTCATTTCTTCAGTTCTCCTATCCGCAGCCGCAAGTACCGACCAACGAGGCCGGTGTGGTGTGAGAACGCCCGTACCGCGGCCGCGGTCGCCTCATAGGCGGGCGTGTGAACAAGGCTGACCTCGTACAGGCGGGCGCTCAGGACGCTGCGACGGTTGCCCCGCCACTCGTCCTTGTCTGCCACGAACCCGAACGACATGTGCTGGTAGATGCCGTCGCGCAGGAGCACGCGCATGTCGAGACCGTCGCGTGTGTCGGGCAGCTGCGCCCGGAACGACACGCCGCGCTCGCCCTCCTCGAGCACGAGCGTGCCGCTGCGCGTGTCGGCAAGCACACGCCCACCGTCGTGCTCAACCAACATGGCGACGTTGCGCTTGCCGATGTCCTCGGCGAATGCCCCCCGCTCAATCGTTTCGATGAACGGCAGCGGCTGGCTGTCGGTGCCGTACGGGATGGCAAGGCCGCTGACGGTGTTCCCGTCGACTTCGGCGCGGCACTCGATGCTGCGGCGGTCAATCTGCATCGGGCGACTCGCTTTCTTCGTCTTCGCGGTCGCCGTTCACCTCAGCCTGGCCGGCTGCGGTGTCGAGGCGCTGCATGAGTTCGTCAGCCATCGGGTCTTTCACCGGCTGCATGCCGATGAACCACCGAGCGTCGTTAGGGGTCAGGATTCCGCCCATGACGAGCTTGGACAATTCCTTGGCGGTGTCCTTCATCGTGCCGCGCAGCAGTTCCTGTAGGTCGTGCTCGACCCGGTAGCCGGGAAGCAGCTTGGCCATCAGTTCGGCCTCGATGCGTCGCGCCCAGGGGCGCAGGGTCTGATCGACGAGCGCCCGCTGCGCGTCGAGCGTGACCTGTGTGCCACTTTCTGTCGCAGCGAGGAACGACAGCGGGATGTTCAGGGCGCGGGCGATCTCGCCCATGGCGGCCGTCCTGGCGTTGGTCAGCGCAGACAGGTCATCGGAACCGCTGACGCCCTCGATGCTGCCGCCGCCGTCGATGATCAGCGGCTCGCCTGCGCCAGTTGTCCTTGTGTGCTTGGCCTTCCACGCGAGCAGGATCGACTGCTTGGCCTGCTCGCTGATCGGCGTGGGGAACTTGAACGCCAACCGGCGCGTCGTGCCGGTCGCGGCCATCGTCGCTGCCCACTGGTCGAGGTTGGCGATCAGCTCGAGCTGCGTGCGGCACTTGTCCAGCGGGCTTTCGCCGATGAACGCCCACCGGCTGTAGCCCGACTTCACATGGATCAGGTCAGCCGAGGAGATCGGCTGGCCGTCTAACAGGTAGCGGAACGGGTTGGCGGACCAGTCGATCGTGACGCGGCCACGGTCAATCGGGATGATTTCGGCGACCTCGCCGCTGTACGTCCGGGCGAGGTAGGCGTAGGCGTTGCCCTGGCTGATCGACTCGGTCACCAGCCATCGGCGCAGATCCCAACCGTTGACCAATTCGGTCGCCCGGCCAGTAAGCAGGTTCAGGGCAGCCGGGTAGACCTCTTGGTCCTGCGAGTCGTAGACGCAAATGCTGACGCTGGCGAGCATGCTCGCCACGCCCTCGACCGCCCGCTGCACGCCGGGCAGCGCCTCGACGTCGCCGACGCTCGAGGAGTCCACAAGCATGGAGGCGTCGAAACCACCGATGAAATAGCGGCGCAGGGAGGAAAGTAGGCCCACGCCTCCCCCAGTTTGAGTACGCGCTTTTTCTGTCAATAGGCGAGTGCGACATTTTTTGTCACATTTCGGAAATAGTCGCGGCGTCCGCTAGGTAGCGGTCAAATGGTCATAATGCCGCTGGCTGCAACCCACTGGTTTGACCGCCCGCGCAGCTCGTACAGGCGGGCCGCGTTACACGCTGCAACCAGTGCGTCGATGTTCTGCCCGTCACGCTTGTAGAGCTTCGTCAGCCCGCCGTCGTACGTCTTAGTCTCGGCGTGCCGCAGCTGGTGCAGCAGCACCGGGTCATCGTGGTAGCGCAGCGCCTTCTGCCGCAGGAGCGCGACAAACGTCGACCATGCCGGTGCCTGCTCTTTCAGCGCCTGGCTGCGGGCCTCGACTGGCAGGTTGAGCCGCTCGACGAGCACCGAGCGCACCCAGTTCTGCGTCCAGCCGACCTCGTCGACGCCGACCACCTCGAGCTGCAAGGTCTTGGACAGCGTCTCTAGCAGCGCCTCGACGGCATGGAAGTCGATCAGTTGGCCGTCGTTCCAGTGCACCTCGCCCCTCTGCACCATGTCGTGCAGCCACGGGCGGTTCTGCTTCATCGACTCGAGGTCGCCGCATGTGAACGACCAGGTGCGCAGCAGCCCCCACTCGCCGCCGTCGACCACAACGCCGACGCTCGTCAGGTCCGCTCGAGCGCCCACGACGCTGCCCAGGCTGAAGTCCACGAACACCCACGCCCGGCGCCCGCGCACGCTGTCCAGTTCCCAGTCGAAACGGGCCTTCTCGAGCACGACCGGGTCGATGCCGACCGCCGCTAGGCTGCCGCCGGGCAGGTTCAGGCGCTGGGTGCGGAACTCCTCGACGCCTGACGCCCTCGAGCCGAGGAACGCCAGTTCCGACCGGATTGACGTCTCGGTGATGTGCCCGCCCTCGATCCACAGCTGCGGGTTGGCCTTGCGCCACTGCCGCGGGTCATGGATGTCGGCGCCGGCGTCCGACGCCCAGTGGTGCACGCACCAGTCTTCGCGCAGCCGGCCGCCGAGCAGCTGCTGCTCCGCCTCCATCCGCCAGCCCGCCCAGGGCAGGCTCAGGTCATCGTCAGCGGTCGTGGTCATCAGCAGGCGCCCCTCGGGCGTCTTGGTTGCCGCAGTCA